ACGCGCCCGCGCCGGGCACGACCAGGTGGAACACGGTGCCGAGGGTCAGGTTGCTCGGGTCGTACGGCGTGTAGGTCGACGGCGACGCCCCGGCGAAGCCCGTCCACTCCGCGTACGCGGCGAGCGACAGCGCGGGATGCTGCACCGACCCCGCTGCCGCGTCGCCCAGCTGCACCGCCCCGGCCGCGGACGCGGGATGCTGCACCGACCCCGCTGCCGCGTCGCCCAGCTGCACCGCCCCGGCCGCGGACGCGGCCAGCGTCCGCGCCGTCGAGGCGCTGCCACCGAGTAGCACCGCCCCGGTCGCGGCCGCGCCCCGCACGAGGGTGGCGGACGCCGACGAGCCGAGCTGCACCGCGCCGCTCGCGGCGGCGGGCCGTGCCAGCGACGGCTTGACCGTGCCGCCGAGCGCGACGGTGTTGGTCACCGCGAGCCGCCGGTTCGCCAGTGCCCGGGCCGACGCGCCGAGTCCCACCGCGCCCAGCACCGACAGGTTGCGGAGGGAGATGGCCCGCGCCGTGTCGCCGAGGGCGACCGCGCCGAGGCTGGTCGGCGTCGTCGTCGTGGTGGTGCTCGAGGTCGCGGACGGCCCGCCGAGCGAGCCCCCGGCGAGCGGCGCGCCGCCGAGGCTCACGTCAGGCCACCCGCAGGTACTCGAAGGTGGTGAGTTGCGGCCCGGCAGTGGGGTTGCCCCAGGACGAGACGCACAGCCCGAAGTGCGTCGGCGTCAGCGCGAGCGACACGTCACCGAGGCCGAACGCGGACCAGGCGTTGCCGTCCGGGCTGATCTCGGCCCGCCAGGTGTTCGCGGCGACATAGGTGAGACGCAAGTGCACGGTGCCGCCAGACCCAACGAGATTCAGGGCGTTGACGGTGTTGCTCGGGCTTACCGAGCCGTAGATCGCCCCGAAGGACACGTCCTGTGCGCTGCTGACGTTGGAGTTCCACGCGCAGGCGGCGACCGCGGCGGCCGTGGTACTCGCCCCGTTGGTGAGGATGACTCCGCCGAGCGCGGTCCCGTTGCTCGCGCCGCTGTAGCCGAGCAGGCGGAACGCCGTCTGGATGCGCGAGCCGACGCCGAAGCCCGCGGGCAGCGGCTTCACCTGGGCCGCGAGATGGTTGGCGGACTGGCCGGTGTAGGCGACACCCAGCGAGTCGCCGCCCTGCGTCCAGGTCGCGCTGCCGGAGGGGGTGAGCGCGGTGTAGCCCGACAGCGCCGCCCGGAACTCGTCGTCGCCGCTCGAGGACCCCGACGGCCGGACGTAGATCACGTCCGACAGCGGCACCGACTGCCGGGTCCACACCGCGACCTCGGCCGGGTAGAACGAGTTGTCGGAGGCGCGGCCCGTCGACCAGAACCGGAAGGCCGTCGCCGCGATCCCGCTGAACACGAAGTCGACGCCGCCGATCGACGCCTGCGTGTCGACCGCCGCGCCCAGCGCCACCCACGTCGACCCGTCGGCGGTGTATTCGCACTGGAGCTGCCGGAAGGTCTCGGAGAAGGCGTAGTACATGGTCAGGTGGATGCGGTCGAGCGTCACCGTCGACCCGAACGAGTAGGTGAACCCCGCCCGCACGCCCGCGCCCGCGGTGAAGCCCATGTAGTCCGACAGCGTGCCGTTGAGCAGCGTCGAGTACGAGGTTGGCGAGCCGGAGACGAACGACGTCCCGGCGTTCAGGGAGAACTTGAGGGGGTCGAGCGTCGCCGCCGCCACGATGTACGGCAGCGACGGAATCGCGGAGGAAAGCGCGTACTGCGCGAGGTCGGCGGCGGTGATGCCGTGCAGCCAGGCGGTGCCCGACGGCCAGGACTGCAGCGCGGTGCCCTCCTGCGCGCGCAGAACCGTCGCTGTCGTCGCCCTGGACGCGTGCGCCAGCACCGTCACGACCTCGAACACCCCGGTCGCCGGGTTGTGCAGGGTGACCGCCGCCGTGTCCGGCGCCGCGACCACCGGCAGCCGGGCCAGGCCGGGAGACGACATGGTGCCCGTCGACGGAGCCACTCCGGCGAACGAGAAGTTGTCGTAGGCGGTCGCAGTGCTGTCCGCCCGGATGCCCATGTAGGTCCCGGCGTACGACGAGTCGGTGACCGTCAGGGAGTTGCCGGTCGTGACGTTGACCAACTGGATGCTGGAGCCGGACAGGACGACCCGCGCCCGCTGCCCCGCAGCCACGTACCAGCCGACGTTGGCGATGCTGGTGAACGCCCCGGCCCCGGTCTTCTTGTAGAGCGTCTGCCCGCCGGGAGTGGCGTTCCACAGGTAGCCGGTGAGCCCGTCAGCGGCCATGCGGAATGCCAGGCAGCCGCCGCTTCCGGCCGCCACGAAGTCGGCCTCCAGCGTGCCGTCCGACGTGGTGGCGTTGATGATCGCCGTGCTATCGGAGGACTGCGGTACCGCCGTCTGGTTAGCGATGAGCACGGACCCGACCGGCGTCGACCAGGCCGCGCCGCCGACGCTGGTCGAGCCGAGCGGCCCGTTCGCCCGGTTGAAGTCGTCCGAGTACGACGCCGCCCCGGTCGTCAGCGCCACATCGGTGGTGCCGAACACGTAGTTCGAGTGCAGGCGAGACACCGCCCAGCCCCCGCCCTACGTCTGGTACGGGACGGTGAGCTTCAGCGCGCCGACCGGGATCTGGATCGAGTCGCCGTTCCCCGCGTCGACGGGCGCCGTCAGATGGAACACGTACCGCACCTTCCCACCGGTGCCCGACGACGTGTCCACCAGCACCAGATCCGTGATCGCCGGGGGGTCCGCCGTGAACGGCCCGTACGTGACCGCGACACTGTTGGGCTCCGACGCCGTCCCCGCCCCGTCCAGCGCCACCGCCGACCACGACGGAGCCTGCCGGGCGTACCCGGCGGTCGTGACCTCGTTCGCCAGCAGCGCCGCCGTCGTCGTCCCCACCGGAGCCGCCGTGCACGCCGCCAGATAGCCGGTGAACGGCGTCGACCCGTTCACCGCCGCCCGCCCGGTGAGAATGTCCAGGACGTCGACCGCCGACGCCGCACTGACCGGCATCAGCCGTCCCCTTCCACAGGCTGGAACAGCCGCTCGAAGTCCGCGGCCGCGACGGAGATCGCCCGGTTCCCCTGCGCGATCTCGACACCCTTCTCGCCGTACACCACGGCGGGCTCCGTCCAGTCCACGACGACCGCGTCCGAGAACGCGTCGTGCGCGCCCTGCACGTCAGCCGCCACGACCTCGCGCACCGTCACCGTCGTGCCCGCGTACAGCGGGAACTGCGAGCCGATCGTCTCGATCGCCTTGTACCGCTCGCCCTGTGCGGGCATCAGCAACCCCCTCCAGGGGCGTAGGGCCGGGCCTGCCCGCAGCTCGTCCCCGCAGACTCACGGGGGCAGGCCCGGCGGTCCTAGTCGGCGACCCCGGCCGCCTCGATGCCCGGGTACGTGCCCGACGCGAGCGTCGTCGCGTCGATCTGCGCCGCCACCCCGGTGGCCTTCGCCGCCCGGATCGCCGCCGCCCGCTCCTCGATCACCGACCGGGCCACGACCTGCCCCTTGTGGAACAGCACCCGGTGCGAGGGCCGCTTGGTGTCCGGGTAGTAGAAGGTCTCCAGAACCTCCTTCTCCAGCCGGACGAACGTCTCGCCCTCGTGCGCGGTCAGCAGGCCCTCGAGCTTGTCGGCGTCGTCGGCGTCCACGACCTCCGAGTCGCCGAACTCGACCTCCGCCGGAGTCGTCTTGATCGCCACCGCGATCTCCGCGGCGGCGGACTGCGCGAGGCCCTGCGCCGACGGCTCCTTGCCCCCGGCGGCCCGCTCGTCGTCCTTGCCGGGGTTGCCGCCCGGCTCGGTCACGCTGGACCGCTTGCTCTCGTCGTGCTCACCCGGGTCGGACGCGCCGACCACGCCGCCGGAGGACGCGGTGCGCCGCGTCCCGCTCGCCTTCTCCTCAGCCATGACTCTCTTCTCCTGTGCAGTCGCCAGTCGGGTGCCCGCAGATCGGGCACGGGTGCCGCGGCTTCGCGGCGAGCAGCTGGGCGTCCGGCCCTGGCGGGCGCTTCGCGGCCCACGACTCCCCGAGCACCTCGTCCGGGGGGTGGATGCGGACCTCAGCGGCCAGATCCGGGCCGCCCAGCGTCGGGTGCATCAGCCGACGAACGTGCCCTTGACGAAGGACTCGGGCCGCTTGACGGCGAACGCGAGCCGCTGCTCCGCGAGGACCGCGACCGCGTTGCGGATGAAGAAGTCGGCGTGCTGGTCGGCGATCCGGATCGCGGCCTGCGCCCGGTCGTACAGCTGCGCGCCGAGGCCCCATGCGCCGGTCACGAACGTGCCCTCCGGCATCGCCGGGGACTCCACGACGGGCTGCCGCCACGCCTGGGTCTGCGCACCGACGGCGACGTTCGTGGCCAGCACGTACTGGCCCTGCGTCGTCTTGGTGAGCTCGATGTCCTCCCAGTCGTACGGGTGCAGCACGTACCCGCTGGGGTCGTAGTACGCCAATGCGGCCTTCGTGGCGGCCCTGCGGAGCGCGTCGGCCTTCGTCTCCGCCGGAGTTCCGGAGGTGTTGGCCTGCGTGTAGGTCTGGATGCCGGGGGTGTTGAGCAGCCCGAGCAGATCCTCCCCGGTGCCGGTGCCCTGCAGGATCTGCCAGTCCTCCTCGAGCCGCAGCCCGTAGAGAAGCTCGTTGTTGATCACTGCCTGGAGCTGCGGCTCGTCCGCCAGGACGTTGCGGTGGGCGACCTCGTAGTGCGCGATCGTGCGCACCGGGGCCTGCGCCGACTCGAACGTCAGGTTGCTCTTCGGCTTCAGCCCGAACACGGCGTTGCCGGGGGAGATGCCGTCCGCGGCCGCGCGCTCGCGGACCATGCCCGCGCCCGAGGACTGGTCGAGCCGGGTCGTGCCGAAGCCAATGACGCGGAAGAAGTCGATGAGGTTCGCGTTCGTCCCCGCGACCGGGAACAGGTCACGGACCCGGGCCGTGCGGTAGTTCCGGGGCACCATCGGGTCGAACTGCGTGGTGCCGAACCCGCGGGTCTGCTGCACCGGGGCGGACGCGGTGTAGACGTCCTTCCGGCCGCCGACGTACGCGGTCAGGTCCGCCGTCTCCAGCTGGAACGGGGTGTCCATCCGGTCCCGGCCGGACTTCACCATCGCCTTGAACTCGTCGGAGGCGGTGAACAGCTCGCCGAGGCTCTTCTGCTGCAGCCCGGCGTGCATCCCGGCGGCGACCGCGTTGGCGATCGAGGACTCGGTCGGCCCGTCGGCCCACGAGTGGATGGCGACCCGGCCCTCTTCGGCGGCGAGCAGGCCCTTGATCTTCTCGGCGTCCGCCAGGGCCTGCCGGTACTTCTGCGCGGCGTCGGGGCGGACCTCGACGTTCGCGCCTTCGATCTTGAACTCGGAGGCGATGCCGTCCATCGTCTCCAGCTGCGTGCGCAGCGCGGCGCGGAGCTCGTCGGCCCGCGACAGCAGGGCGGGGGGCATAAGGACTCCCGGTGCGTGAAGGGAAGCGTGTGGAAACTCGCCTCCCGGTCAGCACCGGGCGGTCCAAACGACGACAGAGTAGGGCTATCCGTCCACTTCGAGCGCGAGGCGGCGCGCCCTCAGCGTGTCGAACTCCAGCGCGGTGAGCGTCGCGTGCTCCAGATCGCCGCCGCCGAGGGCGTCTTTCTTACCGCCGTGCCGCGTCCAGTGCTTACCGGCGTGCGGAGTCGTCAGCATGCTGGCGACCTCCGACTTCGGCAGCCGGTCCCGCTCGCCGTCGGACTCGATAGTGCCCGACCCGTCGGCGTGCACGGTCAGCCGGTCGCCGGACACGTGGTGGTAGGTGCCGGGCTCGACCTTCGGGAACGGGCCAGCAGCCCCCCGAGTGGCTGTCGACTCGCCGTCGCGGAAGTTGCGGGTCAGAGCAGCGTCCGCCTCAGCGCGGGAGCCGTGCCAGCTGCCGTTGTTCGCCACCGCGTCAAGGTTCCCCGCCGGTACGCGCCGCTTACCAGTACCGCGCCCGGCGGAGATCTCCCCATCCCCGTTCGGCAGCACGGTGAGCGTCGCGGTCGATGAGTGCTCCGAGTGCAGCACCGTGCCCGCGGTCAGCTTGTGCTTCTTCCGCCCACCACCGCCACCACCATCCGTCCACTTGCCGGACTCGTCACGCCGCTCCGCCGGGTCGAACTTCTTGACCTCGTCGTCGGCCCACATGGTCTGCCCCCAATCCGGGTCGATCCCGAAGTCGGGAAGCTCGTCATCGAACTGGACGGCCTTCGTCTCGTCGGCGTCCGGCTCGCCTCCGGCGTCGTCCGGCAGGGCGTTCGCCCGGCGCAGCAGGTCACGGATCGCGGTGTACGCGGCCTGCAAGGTGGACACGTTCAGCCCGGACAGCATCCGCCCGGCCTTGTCCTCCACCCCCGCGCCGACCAGCACCGGCTCCGGCTCCGGCTCTCCGCCGTCGAGCAGCTCCGCGGCCTCCACCGCGATCGAGCCGGTCTCGTCCACCACGAACTCGAGCCGCCACTGCTCCACCCCGGCCGCCGGGTCGAGGACGGTCGCCACGAGCGAGTCAGGGAGCACCGCGTCGACCACGACCTCGGCGGTCGACGCCTCCAGCCCGTCGGGCAGCGGCTCGTCACCGGGCAGGTTCGCCCACTCGGCGGCGACCGCGTGCAGCCGCTCCTCCAGATCCTTGACCTCCATGTCGGCGGCCCCGGCGGGCAGCGCCTTCCCCGCGGTCGGGGTGAGCGGGAAGCCGCAGTCGGCGCAGCGGGCGGTGCCGTCGGCGTACTCGTCGGCGTCACCGGATCCGCAGGAGGGGCAGCGGCCCCACCCGTCGGCCTTCCGCTCGAGCAGCGGCACCCCGACCTTCTGGCCCTGCGCCTTCTTCCGGCCGGTCGCGGAGATCAGCCGCTCCACCCGGGCGGCGGTGTCCCCGCCCCCGGTGTCGGCGAGGTAGCGCAGGTAGCCCTCCACCGACGAGGACGGCTTCTTCCCGGCGGCGAGGTCGGTGAGGCCCTTCGCCCCGGCGGGGTCGAACGTGCCGACCATCTCGGCGAGCTTCTTCAGCGCGGCCGCGTCCTCGGGGTGCACGTCGAGCTTCGAACGGTCGAGGATCGGCGTCGGCCCGCCATGCGGCTGGATGTGCAGCGACCCGTGACCGGAGGCCCGGCCGGGCAGCTTGCGGACGTCGCCGTGCGGCTGGGTCCGCTCCCGGCGCAGCGGCTGCACCGCGCCGCGGGGCTGGGTCCGCACCGCCCCGCCCTTCGCGGGGCCACCGGAGCCGCCGGAGCCGCCCGCGGTCCACGTCCCGTTCGCCGCCCGAGCCTCCGACGGGTCGAACTTCGTCAGCAGATCCAGGGCCTCGGCCAGCCCCTTCCCCCCGGCGGTGTGGGACTCCCACCAGGCGACCACGGACGCGGCCTTCGCCCGCGTCTTGGCCGACACGTTGCCGCCACCGCGAGCCCACGCCTTGATCCGGCCGATGGCGATCTGGATCGCCTGCGCCTCGGTGTGCCCGGCGCGGATGAGGGCGTGCGCCACGGCCCGCAGGAACGGCGGCATGCCCCCGGCCTTGTCGACCCAGTTCTGCCGCCCGCCGGGCTCCCCGACCGGCGACGTGTCGTACTTGGCCTCCAGTTCGTCGTCCTCCGCGGCCGCGCACGCGACCTGCTCGAGGAACACCAGGTCGGCGACCGCGACGGAGGCCGGGGCGTCGGCGACCGGGGCCGGGTCGGCGATCAGCGTGTCCAGGCCCTTCGTCTCCATCCCGGCTTCGGCGAGCAGCGCCCGCCCCCGCTCGAGCTCCCCGACCTCGAGCGCGACCTTCGCCTGGTAGGCGGCCTGCGCAGACTTCACCGACAGCGTCGCCGCCGCGGGCATCGCCCCGAACAGCACCGGGGAGTATTCGTACAGGTCCAGCGCCTTGATCAGCCGCGTGCCCGTGCCGTTGATCTTCGACTCCCCGGCCGGAACCTGGTAGCCGATCGACCATTCCTGGTCGTCGCCGAAGAACACCACGTCCGCGAACGCCTGACGGCCCCGCTCGCCCAGCAGGTTGAACTGCTGCTTGACCCACAGCGCACCGGCCTCCGCGGGCCACGGCACCTGCGTGCCGCCCGGGCCGCGCATCGTCGCCGGAAGCGCCGGGTCGCCGGGCAGCAGCTCCCGCACCTCAAGCGTCTTGGACACCGGCTGATTCCAGTCGTGGGACCAGACACCCTTCGGCACCCGCTGCTGCAGGGTCTTCTGGTACGCGCCCGGCAGGATGATGTCGCGGACCCGGTCCTCGACCCCGGTGACGGAGACGATCGCCTCCACGATGCCGCGCCGCTGGTCGACGGCGAGAACCTGCGCGCCGACCTCCTTGTAGTCCACGGCGGGCGAGAACTCGACCACGTCGCCGTGGAAGCCGTCGACGTCCGGGTTGTCGGCCTGCTCGAAGTCGTACGGGTCGGCGACCTTCACTTGCACCCCGACCGGCGCGGCCTTGCTCTCGTCGTCGGCGTCGCCGTCCGGGGCCTCCCGCATCGGCGTGCCGTCCTTCACGCACACCGGCCGCCCGCCCTCGATGCGCGCCTTCCGCCCGCCGCACTTCGGGCACGGCAGGTAGGTGTCGACGTCGCCGTCGCCGTCCGGGTCGTCCGCCGACCCCGACGCGCCGCCCGTACGGGAGCCGAACCCGCGGCCCGACTGCGCCGGGGCGGAGCCGGTAGACACGTCCTTGACCTCGACGCCGTCCGGGCCGTCGGCCTTCCCCCCGCCATTCCAGTCGTCGGGCAGCAGGTCGGCCAGGTTCAGCGCCCGAGCCCGCTCGATGATGTGCTTCCGCGCATCTGCCGGGTTCTTCGCCCGCCCGACCAGCCGGATCGCGTTCCGCAGGTCCGCCGCGTTCTTGATCGGGAACGACCCGTCGTCCATCGCGTGACCCTTGTCGGCGGCCTTCGCCCGCTCATCGGCGGAGAACTCCCGCTTGACCTCCGTGGCGCGGGCGAGCAGGGCGCGCAGCTCGTCCGCGGACACCTGGTCCCCGACAGTCTGTGTCAATCCGGGCATGGCGATCAGGCTCCCACCGTCGTCGGCTCTTCTACCGGCACCGACGGTGGAGCGTCGGCGTGTCCCGCGTCAGCGGAGAAGTCGTGCTCCTCCCCGGTGCCCGCATGCACCGGCAGCCGCCCGGTCAGCTGCTGCCACCGCAGGCAGATCACGTCCACGAACCGCGGGTCGAGCTCGACCAGCGCGGCCGGGCGGGCGGACAGCTCGCACGCGATCAGCGTCGACCCGGACCCGCCGAACGTGTCGAGCACCAGCTGCCCCGGCTGCGAGCTGTTGAGGATGGCGCGGCGGCACAGCGGAACCGGCTTCATCGTCGGGTGCAGGTCCGAGCGGCGCGGTCGCGGGAACTGCCACACCGACGTCTGCTTCCGACCGCCGGGGAACTGGTGCGCCGCCCCGTCCCGCCACCCGTACAGCACGGTGTCGTGCTCCACGTCGTACGGCGGCACCACCGGGGCCTCGTCGCCGTCCCACCCGAAGTGGATCGTCTCGTGCTGCAGGTGGTAGTCCTGGCGGCCGAGGACGAGCGCGTCCTTCACCCACACGATCTGCTGCCGCATGCGCAGCCCCGCGTCGCGCAGCGCGAGCCGGAACTGCGTCTCCAAGTCACCCGAGGGGGAGCACACGTAGAACGCGCCGCCCGGCGCGAGGTGCTCGCGGATCACGGCGAACGCCGGAGTCAGCAGGTCGGTGCGCAGCTTCTCCGCGGCGAGGTCGTCGTTCAGCAGCCGCCCGGCCTTCGACTCGTACGCGACGCCGTATGGCGGGTCGGTGAACACCATTCCGGCGGGCGCGCCGTGCAGCGCCGTGTCGACGTCGGCGGCGACGGTCGCGGACCCGCAGACGACGCGGTGCACGCCGAGCAGCCACACGTCGCCGGGCTTCGAGTAGGGGTGGACCGGCGGCGGGGGGGCGTCGTCCAGCGACTCGGGGTCGCGGGACTGGTAGTCCTCCTCGGCGAGCTGCGCCCGCAGCGCGTCGAGCTCGGCGTCCACGAAACCGGAGGCGCGGAACAGCTCGTCGTCCTCGGCCTTCAGCGCGGCGAGGGCCTGCTCGAGCTCGGCGGGGTTCCAGCCCCCGGCCTCGGTCGCCTTGTTGAGCTGCACGAGCAGGGCGAGGGCCTCCGCGTCCGAGCGGGACGACCAGCCTTCCTGCACCGGCATCAGCCACTCGCCGTCCACGCCGGGGATCACGCCTTCGGGGGCGTTCTCCCCGGCGTCCCGCATGCGGCGGAGAGCGGCGAGCCGCCCGTGCCCGGCGATGATCTGGTCGGTGCGCCCGTCGTGGACCGCGCCGTCCACGAACCCGAAGCGGCGGATCGACCCGACGACCATGTCGAGGTCGTGGTCCTTCGGGTTGAGGTCGGCCTCGGCGACCTGCGACAGCGGCACGTACCGGATGCGCCGCGGCGGCGTGTCGGTCACGCGGGGGCTCCCTTCGACTCCATGACGGCGGTCAGGTACTCGTACTCGGCGGCGGACAGGCGGCCGAAGTCCCGCCAGGACCGAACCTCGGACCAGGTGCCGGGCACGACGGGCGGCTGGGCTTCGACGGCGGCCCACAGCGCGGCCGGGTCGTCGCCGGGCAGGTCCGGGGCGGGCCGCACCTGCTCGGCGAGCTGCTCGCCGAGCTGCTCGAGGGCGTCCGCCCCGGGGTCCTGCTCGTACGCGGCGATCAGCGGCTCCAGCGCGGCCATCAGCCCTTGCCCTTCACCACGGGGGCGGTCCCCGAGTTGTCGAAGTGGACCCACGAGCCGACCATCCGCTTTCCGGCCTCGAACTCCTGCGCCGGGCCGGACTGGTAGCGCGGGCTGTAGGACTTCATGCCGTCGATCAGCCCGAGCGGCATGTACCGGCCGCCCTGCTGGTAGCGGTCGACGGCCCGCTGCTTCGCGGTCCCGACGGGCACGTCCACGAACACCAGCTGCGTCGACCAGCGGCCCCCGGCGGCGCGGGCCGCGCCCTGCGGGAACCCGATCTGGCTCGAGGTCTTGAGGGACGTGTCGTAGGCCATGTTCAGGCCGCGCTGCGCGGCCTGGTTCATCAGGGAGTTGGCGATCTCGAACGACTCCGCGTGGTACATGGTCGCGGACTCCTCCGGGGTCAGCCCCGGGTAGTCGGGCACCATGCCGCGGCGGACCATCTCGTCCTTCACCTCGTCGGCGTTCACGGTGACGTAGTCGCCGAGGGAGATGCCGAGCGCCGCCTGCCCGGCGGGGGAATTGATCGTGGTGGTCTTGCCCGCGCCGGGCAGGCCGCCGAGAACGAGGATTTTCCGGTCGGCCTTGACGCCGGGCTGGTTCAGGAAGTGGTCGATGACGGCCTGCTGCTGGGCTTGCCGGGCGCGGGTGTAGCGGCCGCCCTTCGAGAACAGCGACTGCGTGTCGTGCCCACCGCGCATGTACGCCTTCTGCAGCCGGTCGACGCGGGCGGCGTCGGCGGTGAAGTTGCCGGACGGGCCGCCGACATCTCCCGGCTTCGACAGGTCAGGCACCGTGACGGACGCCGATGGCGTGCGGGCGGCCCTGGGTGCGCGTGACGGGGCCGCAGGCGCGGCCACAGCCGGAGCGGGGGGTGCCGCCACCCGCGGGTTCGCGGGAGGCGCGGGCGGGCTCACAGCCCCGCCGCCCGCGCCGGGACGGTGCGGGTTCGGCGTCGCCGTGACCCGCGGGTCGGCGGTCTGCGCGGCGGCGACCATCGCGTCCCCGAGGCCCTGCCCGCGCTGCGCCCGATGCACCCACACCTGGTGCACGTGGCCCTCCGGGTGCGTGCCCCCGGCCTCCGACTGCCAGACGACGTAACCCGACAGCCGCCCCCGGTTATCGCGGGCCGCGACCACCCGGGTCTTCGCCGGGTCGGGCACCGCCTGCCCGGCCGGAGTGTTCGCCGCGATCGCCGCCCGCACCGACGGGTCGCGCCCCGCCAGCCCGAGATCGTTCCCGCCGTGCGACCCGAGCGACGGCCGCCCACCACCCCGCCCGCCGCCAGGGGCGGGGGCGAACTGGCCGCCGTGATGCGCCGGAGCGCCCTGCGGATACCGCGGATGCAGCTGCGGATTGAACCCGCCGTGATGCCCCGGCGCGGCCTTCGCCCCGACCGCGGCGACCAGCTCCTGGAACGCCCGCTCCACGTCGGGCAGCGCCGACACGTCCACCGCGTGCAGGTTGTAGTCCGAGCCCTTCACCGACCGGCCCGGCTCGAACACCCGCTCGTGGGCCTGCACCCACCGGGCGTGCGCCTCCGCCACCGCCCGCAGCCGCGCCCGCCGCTCCTCCACCGTGGTCACAGGTGCTTCACTCCCTGCCAGCTCGTGCCGAGCATCCCGGTCTTGCCCGCCCACTCGGCCGCGCCGGGCCGCCACCCGATCCGCGACAGCTCGAACGGCGTCGGCCACTCCTCCGGCGGCGCGGACTCCAGCGCCGCCCAGGCGGCGTCGAGCTGCGCCCGCTCCGCGGGGCCGAGTAGCCCCGCCGCGTCGGCTTTCTGCTCGAACGGGTCGAGGACGTACTCCTGCACGATCGACCGGCCCAGCTCCGGGCCGCCGACCGCGTCGGACAGATCCCAGTCGTAGCCCGCCCGCGCCCACGCGTAGCCGCCGACGTCGATGTTCGCCTTCAGGGTGACCCGGTCGAAGCCCATCGCCCGGTAGCCGTCCTCGGCATGCTGCCGTTCCCGCGACGCGAACCCCGAGCCTTGCACCTGCGGGTCGAGCACCAGGTGGTCCAGGTGCACCCGCCCCGATTCCGGGTCGAGCACCTGCCGGGACCAGCCGACCTTCGCGCCGGAGGAATCGTGAATGTCGGACTCGACGTTCAAGGAACGGCCCTCAACCTCGACCGACCGCACCGACGACGCGAGCCCGCTCTTCCCGTCCGTGAAGTCGAGGTGCGCCGCCAGCCCGGCCCGCGTCCCCGCGTCCACGTCGCCCGAGTCGAGCACCCGGCCGAGGTCGAGCCCCCCACCCGCGCCGCCGCGGGTCCACCGGCCCAGCCGGTCGCGCAGCTCATCCGGGTGGAACGCCTTGTGCTCCTGGCTGACGAGCTCGGCGTGCACCACGCCGTCGGGGTCGACGTGCGTCACCCGGAAGCTCGACCCGGGCGGCAGGATCACCTCGGCGACGTCGTCGTAGCCGGTGTTGTGCGCCCGCGCCCCGGTCGGCAGGTGCAGCGCCATCACCACCCCGCGCTTGTCCGAGCCGGGCGGGATCGAATGCGCGAACGCCGACGCCGTGCCCTGCCGGAGCGTCGTCGACGTGAACCCCCGGTCGGTGAGCACCGTCCCCGGGTCGAGGGTGCGGGCAGTCACCATCCCCCGGTACAGCTGCAGCGGGCCGGTGGTGCGCTGCTCCGAGGCGAGCAACCCGTCCGCGATCGCCTGCTGTGTCGGGTTCAGCGGCCGCCCGGTGCGCAGCGCCCCGTTGATCCCCGCCGCGGTGCGCGGATTCCGGTAGGCGGTCACCGCCGCCCGCGTGGCCAGCCCCGGAGCGGGGCCGCCGATCGGCGCGGAAGCTACGTCTCCGGTGTGGGGGACGGCTCGGGCGGCGTCAGCTCCACCTCGTCGTCCGCCCACATGAACCGGGCCGCCACCTCCGGGTCGCCCGGATCCTGCACCGCCGACGTGCCGGGCGGCGACGCCGACGGCACGCCCGGCTCCGGTGCCGGACCAGCGGCCGTGCTCATCGCGTGCCTCCGCAGGGTTGAACCGCTTGATGTCCCGGGCCGGATCGTAGACCGGCTGCCCGAGAACGGGGAGAGGGAACAGCAGGGTGCACCGGCAGTTGATGACCTCCTGCGGCGGGCCGTCCGGGTCGCCCGGATAGTCCAGCCGCGCCGGGGGATGGTCGGCGAACCCGCCGAGCTCGAACGGCTCGCCGATCGGCTGGATCTGCCCGTCGGCCTTGACGTGCGTGTCGCGGACGCGGGCGTCGTGGGAGGACAGCCACTGCTTGCGGTCGCATCCGGCGGAGCGGGCCGCCACCAGCGACGCCTCGTTCATCGCGCCGACCACGTTGGTGGTGACGATCCGCCCGACCCAGCCCTGCCGCCGGTCGGCGTACGTGCCGCGGACCTTTTCGGCGATCCGGTCCATCGGCTCCCCGGCCGCGTCGGCGTCGGCGATGACCTGCTGGACCTGCTCCACGATGCCCTGCACGCCCTGCGCCACGTTCTCGAGGCGGCGCTGCACCTGCCGGGCCACCTCGTCGGGGTCCGGCGGCTGCGGCACCGCCACCACGGCCGCCCGGGGCACCACGGTCGACGCGGGCGGCAGGCCGGTCGCGGCCGGGTCGGGGAAGTCGGGCTCGCCGTCGCCGCGGCCGCCCGGCGGCGCGCCGAACAGGGCCGCGAGCCGGTCGATCACCTCCGCGAACAGGCGGGTGAACAGGTCGCGCACGACGTTGATCGCTTCGAGCGCCCACCGCGACGGGTCCACGATGTACCGCCAGTCCAGCGCCTTGCACTCGACGCCGGGCGGGGCGGGATACCAGTGCCGGGTGCCCTTCCTGGCCTTCGTGCCGGTCAGCCGGGCCAGGACCACGGCCTCCTGCCGGTCGAGCAGCCCGAGCAGCAGGTCCGACATCGCCGTCTCCCAGCGGTCGACCTGCTGCTGCGCCGAAGCGCGGTGCTCCTCGCGGCGGGACGGCATCTACAGCCCGGCCCAGCCCTCGCCCGACCGGGCCTGAGCGCGGGCGTCGGCCGCGTCCTGCCCGGCGGCCGCGTCGTCCTCGTCCCACGACGGCAGCACCGACCCGGGCGTCCAGCCGAGCGGCTCCGCGCCGTGCGCGTTCCACTCGGCGAGCGCCTCATCGAACCGGGCGCGCAGCTCGCCCGGCAGGTCGTCCAGCTCCCGGCAAGCGATGACCTGTGCATCGACCCGCTTCTTCGCGGCGGGGTCCAGGTCGCCGTACCAGGAGCCGCGCTGCAGGTAGGCGAAGCGGTCCAGCAGGAAGTCCGAAGGAGGCCCGACGGTCACTGCGCCACCACCTTGTATTCGACTCCGCCCGCGTGCTTCTGGTGCCCGCGGTAGGTGTGCTTGGCCTGCGAGTACGGCTTGGGCGGCGGGTCTTGCCCGGGGTAGTTGCGGGTCGCCCGCGACATGGACGAGTCGGGCACGTACGTCTTCGAGGACACCCGCACCGCGGTGCGGTTCACGACGACGACGAAGCCCCAATCCCAGTTGTCCGCGTTCCGCGCCGACACCGACTGGTCGTAGGCGTTCGATTTGCGGATCGCGTCGTAGCCCTTGAGGACGGCGTAGTGCCCGACCCCGGCGGTGCCCATCCGCGACATCTTGGCGGCCGGGCCGTTCGGGTCGCGGCGCGCCTCGGCGTGCATCTCGGCCTCGAGGACGTCGAACTCGCCGACCCGGGCGTCGGCCTTCAACGTCATGCGAATCCCGACGCCGGACGAGCTCGACCCGTACGACCCCTTCAACGTGAAGTTGATCGCGTCGTACGACGAGTTCTTGCTGCCGTACGCGGTGTACGTGCCGGTGCCGTACATCGTGCCGCTGCCACCGCCCGGGAAGTAGTCCCCGGAACGGAACTGCTCGACCGGGTCCAGCGACGACGACGCGCCGGACGTGCCGCGCCACAGCTCGATCTCCCCGGCCTTGACGTAGTTGTCGAGGTCGGAGTCGGACACCACGTCAGGCAGGCCCTCGTAGCCGCGCATCGCGGCGAGCGCGCCCATCTGCTGGTCCCCGGCCCCGGTGACGCCCTTCGTCGGCCCGGCCGCCCCGTACCGGGCGTTCATGATCTGCGCGACCTTCGCCTGCGACGCCGCGTCGGAGATGTCGTGCCGGACGATGCCGGACGCGCCCGCCGGGGGCCGGGGGCGGGGCACGTCGACGGTCGCCGCGCCCGGCGCGTTGTCGACCTGGACGCCGACCGTGCGGGTCTGGCCCTGCCGGTCGGTGGCGAGGAACAGCTGCGACGCGGTCGCGGCGGACCCGCCCTGCGCCGGGTTGTAGCCGTACACGGCCTGCTTGCCGGTGCCGAACGACGAGTCGGTGTCGACCTTCGTGACGACGAACGTGCCCTCGTTCTCCCGGCCGTGCAGGGCGATCACGTCGCCGGGCTGCAGGGCGGTCGCGGACACCGGCTGCGTGTTGATCGTCCACGCCCCGGTGGAGACGTTGCCGCCGACCTGCGTGGTGGACACCGTCCCGGCGTTCGGGTCGTAGGCGCGGGCCTGCCCGCCCGACGGGACGTTGGTGGCCGGTTGGCCCGCGGGCACGATCTGGTCGACCGACGCGCCGCGGGAGGTGTGCCCGCCGGGGATGACGACGCCCTGCCGCCACTGCTTGCTCGCCGCGTCCTGGGTGATCGTGTTCGGGTCGTCCACGCCGGGGCGGTAGCCCCACAGCTGATGGCGGCCGTTGCCGAGGTTGACGTTTTCGGTGACGACGTAGTCCTCGCCGCCGACGCGGACGGTTTGGCCGCGGGTGATGTCCTTCGTCTTGGTGGACTGGACGGAGCCGATGGCCGCGGTCGGGTAGGTCGCGCCGCGCGGCGGAGTTCCGGCGATCGGGGTGCCGGGCGTGGGGGCCTGGACGCCTGCGCCCGGGGTGTTGCCCTGTGTGGCGGTCGTCGCGGAGCGCCGGGACGGCGGGTTCGGCGCGGCGGGGGCGTTCGGGGTGCAGCCGTGCTGCACCCACTGGTGCCCGGTCGTCGGTGAGGACAGGTTCGCGGTGATCCCGGCCGCGGTGTAGCCCATGCCGCCGATCGAGCCGTTCCCGCGGGGGCCGACCGTCATGGTCTGCCCGGTGACGGAGTTGACGTACGTGCCGGGAGCCATGCGCCCGTTCGCGGCGGGAGTGAACGGCCCTGCCTGCCCGGTCGGGGCGCTCGGTGACGGGGTGGACACGTTGCCGCCGGAGACGGTCTGCCCGGGGCCGACCTGCTGCTGGTACGGGGTGCCGGAGCGCAGGTAGGACAGCATCTGCGCCCGGCCCATGTTCCGGGTGCCGGTCGCGCCCGGGTGGTTCGGCCCGTAGGAGATGACGCCGCCGCCGCGGGGGCCGACGGTGATCGTGGTGCCGGTCGCCGGGTTGACGAACGTCTGGCCGGGGGTCGGGTTGGTGAAGCCGCCCGCGGGCGCGGGCTGCAGCGTGCCGGTCTGCGCCGACCCGCCACCCGAGCCCGAGCCGCCGCCGGTGAGGCGCTGGAACAGTGGCGTGCCGGTCAGCGGCGTGCCCGCCGGAGAACCCATCTGCGTCGACGCAGCACCCACCGCCGGAGACACGCCGGTCGCGGACGGCTGCGCGGCCGGGCTGTTGATCGTGGTGGAGTGCGACGCGTACACCGGCTGCACCGACGGCGGGAGGCTCGGGTCGCTGAGGAACGAACCGAGAGCCGACGCGGGCAGCGACTGCGTGCGGCCGGAAGTCGGCGACTGGTAGGTGCCGTCACCGTTCGGATCCACGACGAGCGTCCCGTAACCGCCGGAGGGAAGCGGCAGGTGGTAGGTGCCCGGCGTGTGGAACCCGGTCGCCGGGTCCGTGGCGAACGGCCCGGCCTGCCCTACCGTCGGCGCACCAGGCGGAGCCTTCGACGCAGCAGGCGTGACCGACGGGGCCGGGCCGGGGGTGATCGCCCCGGGCGTCGAGGTCGCCCCCTGGTACGTCATGGGCGCGCCGCCGGTGCCGCCGCCGAGGTAGAAGCCGACCGACGTCGGCGACACCCGCGACGTCGACCCGTTGGGATGGACCCACGTGCCCGCCCCGGTGGAGTGCACGACGAGCTGGTCGCCGGACGGGGAGGTGTAGATGCCGGGGTGGTGCGCGCCGGTCGCCGGGTCGGGGGTGAACGGGCCGACGGTTCCGGCGGACGGGGCCTGCCACGACGACGAAGCGGCCGTCGGCGTCGGCCCCGCCGACGGAGCGGCCGGGGTGGAGGGGACACCGCCCTGCCCGGCGGTCGACGCGGAGAACGTCCACGCCGAGCCGGTCAGCTGCGTCCCGAGCCGGGCGTTGACCTGCGGCGCGGTCATCGGGCTGGTCTGCCCCGACGTCGTGCGCAGCGTGCCCGTCCCGTTCGAATTGACGTGCAGGGTGTTACCGGACGCGGAGGTGTAGATGCCGGGCGGCATCGTGGCGTTGCCGGTCGTGCCGAACGGGCCGACCTGCCCCACCGACGGAGCCGAGGGAGCGGGAGGCGACGAGGAAGCGGGAGACGGCGCGGCGGATGCCGGGGCGGCCCCCTGATAGGTGAACAGCGCCCCGCGCGACTGATGGCCGAGGTAGGCGTGCACCGCGGCCGGGGTCACGGACATGCTGCCGCCCGTGGAGGACATCACGCCGCCCCCGTTCGGGCCGACCGTCAGCGTGCGAGTGTTGCCGCCGAAAGTCGCGGTGTAGACGCCGGGGGTGTGGAAACCGCCGATTTGCGCGAACGGGCCGGTCGCCCCAGCGGAGGGCGCGGCGGCGGGAGCCGACGGCACGGACGGCGCGGACGGCGCGGACGGCGCAGCAGGGGTCGAGGGAACCGAAGGAGCAGGAGGGGAGCTCGAACCGCCCTGCGCAGCCGCGGCACGACGGGCCGCCGCGACCGTCGTCGGATGCGGCGTCCGCGCCACCGACGTCAGCGACCCGCCCCTCGGCACCTGCACCGTGCGCGTCCCGCCCGAAGCATCCTGCAACGTCACCAGGTGATCGCCGTTCTGCGCCTTCCCAACCGAGACGACCGACGCGTTCACGCCGCCCGCGGACTGCACCACGTCGCCCTTACGCAGCGACGCGACCTTGATCTGCTTCGGGGTGATCGCGGTCGCCGGAGGCGCGCCCTGCACCCGCGGATACGGGTAGTTCGGCGGATACGTGAGGATCGAGGCCGGGATAGAGCCGCCGAGCTGCGCCGCCACAGCCTGCGGAGACGACAGCGACGCCTGGTTCGGGGCGGGAGGCGCGGTAGGCGTGTTCGCCCGGGCCGCGGCCGCCGCCGCGTTCCCCACCGGAGCGGGCGACGGGGCCGGAGCGGGCGACGGGGCCGGAGCGGGCGACGGGGCCGGAGCGGGCGACGGGGCGTTGCCCGGCGCATTCGGTGTACCCGGCGCATTCGGAGTGCTTGCCGCCGGAGCAGCCGGAGCCGCCGGAGCCGCCGGAGCCCCCACCGGATGCGTCGGATGCGCCGCCGCAATCGTCCGCCGCGCCGCCGCCACCTGCGTCGGATGCGGCGTCCGCGCCACCGACGGCAACTGCTGCTGCCCATGCACCGTCGTGTTGTGCACATTCCCGTGCACATCGACCAGCTCGAGATCGACGTCGCCCGTCGCCCGGTTCGTCGTCGCCTTCGTGACCGTGTGGTTCCCCCCACCCCACGACACCACGTCACCGACCCGCAGCGACACCGCCTTGACGTGACGGCCAGCCGGAGACTTCTGCGCCGGAGGCGCACCCAACGCCCGCGCGTACGGGTAGTTCGGCGGATACGACAACAGGTGCGCGGCCGCCCGCACCTGCGGATCCGGCGAGTTCAGGAACCGGGCCGCGCCGCCCTGCCCGCCCGGAGACGCCGCCGGAGCCGCGGTCGACCCGACGTTCTTCCCCGGCACCTGCACCCCGGCCGACGAATGCCCGCCCTTCAGGTTGTGCCCGGACAGCCACAGCGACGTGTCACCCGCGTCCATCCACTGCCCGGCCTTCGGGTGGCCCTTCGGGTACCGCGGCTGCGCCGGGTTGAACTTCTTGACCTCGAGGTCCAGCTCGTCCTCAAAGCTCTTCGCGCCCGCGCCCGCGCCCGCGCCCGCGGGGAGCGCCGCGACCGGCCCGCCCCCGCCGATCGCCCGCGGCCCGCCACCGCCCTGCCCGGCAGGCACGCCCGGGCCTTGCGGCCCACCATCCGCCCGATCCACCCGCACCGGAGCCGCCGCCCGCGCCTCCGCCGCCCGGGCCTGCGCATCCGCGTTCGCCTTCGCCTGCTCCGTCTGCGCCGCCAACTGCTGCTTCTGCAGATCCATCTGGGCGGCCTGGTCCGGCGCGCCCAGCGGCCGCAGCACCTCCAGCGCCTGCTTCGCCTGCTCCTCCGTGCCGACCGGCACGAGCCCCGCCGGAATCCACAGCACGTCCGCGCCGACCACCCCGTCCGGCAGCGCCGGAAGCTGGCACAGCTCCCGGTACTCCCGCAACGTGATCGTCCCGGCCTGGAACCGCTGCAGCGCGTCGGCCTCCCGCTTGCGCCGGACCCGGTTCAGCACCTCCTCGTTGTCCACGTTGTGGTGCACCGAGCGGTCGTCATCCCAGCCCCCGGCGGTCAGGACGTCGAACCCGGCCTCCACCACCGAGCTGTGCGGCAGGCAGGTGTGGACGAGCCAGTTCTCCAGCTCCGCGTCACTGTTATCGAACGTGCGTCCCGACGCGTTCCCGATCACCGACTCGGGGGTGCCGAGCGCGATCAGCAGATCTTCCTTCGTGATGCCGCGCAGCTCCGCGTACTGCGCGTCCCGCGGCGACATCGCCGTGTCCTTCACGTCCACGGCCTCGGCCTCGATCACCGTGGTGCGCCCGACGCCGCCGATCCCCGGGGAGAACCGGGCCTTCAGCTCGGCGGCGTCCTCCGGGGACAGGCCGCCCTTCACCGCCACGAGCTGGCCGCTCCTACCGTCGTTCAGCAGGAAGTTCCGGTTGTAGAGCCGGGCGTAGAAGTCCAGGTCGATCGAGATCCCGGCCGCCTCCAGCGGCGTCACCCCCGAATACGGGTCAACCGGGTGCGGCTTACGAATCCACAGGACGCCCTTCCGGGTCCGCGGGTCGTAGACCGGCAGCGTCTCCTTGTCGCCGTTGGCGAGCGTGATCTCGAACCCGGCGAGGAACGTGTCGGGGTCCGGCACCGGCCGAGTCCGGCCCGGAGGAAGCAGGTTCAGCGCCGCGATCTGCCCGGCCCGGTTCGGGATGACCTCCACGAACACCCCGGCCTTGGACAGCAGCAGCTGCGACGACACCCGGTACCGGAAGTAGCGGGCCGCCCGCTCAACGTCGTTCGCCTTCGCGTTCAGCAGCGGCAGGATCGGGTCCTGGACCTCCCGCCAGTCCGGCTCCTGCCCCTCCATGACCTGGATCGGCCACGACGACACCTTGTCCGCGATCGCGTCCACGGCCTTGAACACCCAGATCACGCGCTCGTAGCCGTCACGGACGGCCCGATCGACATTCCAGTTCGTCTGGTAGCCCTGCCCGCCGAACACGTACGTCGGCCCCGCCGACGCGCGCCGCGACGCGGCGTCCTTCACCTCCACCGCCCCGGAGATCAGCGCCGCGCCCGCCGCCCGAAGCCGCTCCAACGTGCCGCTCACGCGCCCCCACCCCGCAGCCCGTCATCGGAGGCGAGCAGCATCCGCTGCGCCTCAGCCCGGATCCGGCGAGCCGTCTCGTAGTCCCGGTCGCGGAGCGCCCGGTCGTAGTCGCGGCGCATGTCCAGCACCTCCGACAGCTCGTCCACGCCGAGGAACTCGATCCCCTCGGTCTCGCCACGCGGCACGGTCTGCTCGGTGATGCGCAGCAGCAGCCGCTGCCGCAGCGCGGCGACGGCCTGCGGGTTGGTGCGGCCGAGCCCCCGGTCGGCGCGCCGCCCGCGGCCCTCCCGCCCGCTCACCCCGCGCCCCGGATCACCCGCGGCGGGGGCTGCGCGATCCACGCCCCGTCACGGACCCGCCCGCACACGCCGCACAGCGGGCACATGACCGGCTCGAGCAGCGACACCGGGTCCAGCGACAGCAGCGTCCACGTCGGCACCTCGACACCGGGCCGCTCGGCCCACGGGACGACGATGCGGTGCACACCGTGCCGGAGCACCAGGCCCCACGGAATCGCCGCGCCGGGCACGGCAAGGAAAGCGGCGGTCATACCGCCGCCGAGGTCGAGGGAAGCCGGGATGCCCGTCGTCGCCAAGATCAGTCCCGCAGAGCCCAGCGTCGCTGCGTGAACGTCGCCTGCAGCTGCGGGGTCTGCGGGTACTGACCGGACGGCAAGGTCTGCCGGATCGTGCGGAACAGGTCGCCGAGATGGGCGGACGGGTCGGCACGGAGCGCCTGCAACGCGACGTAGGTGAACGCCCCGTTCGGGCGGCCGTGGAAGCTGGCGTCGTAGCAGGACTCCGACTCGGAGCATCCGGCGAGCAGCGCCACCGACCCGCGGGTGATCGACTTCGCGGCGGTCAGCGCGCCCATCACGGGCCGGTCGCCGTCTGGCAGGTCCGCGCCGCGGGGGTCTGCGACCAACGCCGCGGCGGGAGGCAGGAACCGGACGCGCCGGTCGGCGGGCTGCAGCGCGGCGTCGGCCCCGTTGTCGGGGGCGAAGTCGAGGACGCGCTGCAGAGTGCCGGAGAAGCACGAGTCGGCGACGACGACGAACCGGGCACCGGGGTGCCGTTCGCCGAGCAGCTCGTGCAGCTCGTCGTCGGTGATGACCCCGGCCTGCCGGAAGTCGACCGGCACGAACGCCTCGTCGTAGCCGTCGCGTTCGTCGCCGTTGGTGTCGGGCACCTGGGTGCCGTGGCTGGAGAGGGTGATGAGCACGTGGTCGCCGCGGCGAGCCTGCTCCACGAGGGCCTCGAGCGCGCCGAGGATCGCGGCCCTGGTGGCGGAGTCGTCGTGTAGGGCGCGGGTCGCGTATCCGGCTTCGCCCGCCCACTGTTCCCAGTCGAGGGCGTCGTTGACGCACCCGTGGAGCTCGTAGGGGGTGCCGGGGTAGTTGATCCCGATGTGCAGCGATAGCCGCTGAGGTGTCCCGCCCACGCGGGCCAGGATGCACGATCACCGGCCCGCGGGTCGGGAACCGGCCTTCTGGCGCGGTGTGTCGGCGGTGATCAGGCGGTGTGGCGGGGGTGAAGCGCGGCGGCTACTCCGCGCCGCCCCGGATCAGCCGCAGCTCCGCCCGGCTCTTGCCCGGCCCGTCGACCGGGGCGGGTGGGCGACGCCGCAACGGCGGCAGCGGCTCCTCGCACACAGTCGCCTTCGCGTACGCGACCTGCTCCGGCGGGCATTCCGCGCCGCGCGCAACCCACAGCACGGCCCACGGCTGCGAGCTACCCGGAGTGCAGCGGACGGCCATCACGTCCTCGACGGCAATACCGCCGACAACGGCCCGCGACCAGTCGACCGGGCGGCCGTCGCGGGTCACGTACCACCGGCAGTCGGAGGCCGTCACGAGCCCAGGATGCGCCACAGCGCGCCATCCCGACAGCCGCACGCGCCAACAAACCGCCGAAAGGCGGTATCGCCACCCCTTCGTGCGCGCACGAGACACCCTGCGTTGACCAGGGATAACGATCGGCGCAGGCACACGTCGAGGATGACGACCCGCCCGCCCCGACCGCGCCAGGCGCGCCGAAACCAGTCAGCCCCCGGTCAGGGTCACACCCACTCGAGCCGCCACACGCGGGCATCGACGTCATGCCCGACGAGCCGGTACACCCACAGCCCGTTCACGCCCTCCACGCGCAGCAGGAGCCGGTCAGGGTCGAGCCGCAGCCACGGCTCGCACTGCCCGGCCTTGACCATCGCCAGCATCTCGTCGGTGACCCGCTCGACCGGGCGGGCGTCGTCCACCACCAGCCGCACCGGGTCGTCGCCGACGCGGGTGAAGGTGATCACAGCACCCGGGAGCGGCGCTCCAGGAACAGCCGCTGCAGCGCCTGACTGCAAGCGTCGACCTGATCATCATGCGAGCCGTTCGGGAACACCGCCGCCTCCTCGACCAGCTCATCCCCGAACGGCGCGACCAGATGGGACGGCACCCACACCTGCCCGCCCTCCACCACCGGAGCGACCGCGGACGCCCGCGCCTCCTTCGACTCCTTCGGCGACACCGGAATCAGCCCGTAGCCGGTGCCCTGCTTCAACGCGTTGATCACCGCCGTGCCGTTCGCCTTGTCCTCGACCAGCTTCGTGCGGGCCTGCGGCCACTTCACGGTCAGCGCCTGCACCGCCTTGAGCGTCGCGGTGAAGTCCAGCCGATCCCGCACCTGATCCAACAAGTACGCCTGGTTCTGCGCCTTCGCCCACACCTGCCCGACCACGAAGTCCGAGCCCTTCGTGTCCTTGAACGCCATGTCCCAACTTTGGATGACCTCCACGCCGGTGCCGTGCACCCACCGGGAACCGTCGTCGCGGACCTCCCACAGCGGCTGCGCGTACCGCTGCCACCAGGCCCGCCGCAGAATGCCGCCCTCCGGCGGCGACGGCTTGCCCTGGTACAGCGCGTTCCACGAGCGGGAACCGACGTCCCGGCGAACACCCTCCCACCGGCCCGGCTCCCACTGCCGCGCCGACGGCAGGAACTCCCCCGGCTCCCGGCCGATCGGGTCCGTCTCGCCCTTCTCCGGCCGGTGATCGGCCTGCGCCGGAATGCGGATCACCCGCCACTCCGACCCACCCTCCGAGGCGAGGATCCGACCGCCGAGATCGTCCTCATGCCACCGGGTCATGATCAGGATCACCGGGGCGTTCGGCGCGAGACGAGTCCGGCCGACATCCGTCCACCAGTCCCACGCCGCCTTCCGGGCGGGCTCCGAATCGGCCTGCGCCCGGTCCTTCACCGGGTCATCGATCAGCAGGAAGTCCACCGGGCGGCCGGTCAGCGCGCCGCCGATCCCGACGCAATACACGCCGCCGCGATGCCCGTCGACGTTCCACCGCCCCGCCGCCCGCGCGTCCTCCGATAACCGCAACGGCAGCCGGTACGTCACCAGGTCGTTGCGGATCACCATCCCCCACCGCCGGGCCGTCTCCAGCTCGTACGAGGCGATAGCGATCCGCATGTCCGGGTCGAGCAGCAGCTGCCACAGCGCCCCGAAGTGCGACGTGCGCTCCGACTTGCCCTCCTGTGGCGGCATGATCACCATCAGCCGCTTGCAGCGGCCCTCCGCCACATCGACCAGCGCCTCGTCCAGCAACCGCAGATGCGGCGGGTTCCTGGTCGTGTGATCCAGGGCCTGCGCCAACGCCCCCGGCGTCGGCCACCGCTCCAGCACCTTCGCCCGACGACGGCGCTGCAGCTCGAGCAGCAGCTCATGCTTCTGCTCCAGCGGCAGCTCCCGCCACGAGCGAGGCGGCCGCGCCGCGGCGACCGCGTCCGCGGCCTGCTCCACGGTCACCCCGACCATCAGCGCATCCGCCACTGGCCGAGCAGGTTCCACCACCTCGGCCACGTCGGGCACGGACCCGGATGCCCCGCCTGCCGGATGCACCACCACCCGACCGGCGGCCGCCTACACCGCACCGTCACGCGTCCCCGAGCGCCACGGCGGGCTCGTCGTCCAGCGCCATCACCGGCTCGTCCAGCGCCCCCAGCTCCGCGGCGAGCGCCTCCAGCTTCGCGTCCACCGAATCCATGATCCGGTGATCGACCTTCACCGGGGCGTCCAGGCCCAGCAGCTTCGCCCGCCGCTCCATCACCCGCAGCGCCCGGTCGATCGCGTGCAGCCGGGTCATGTCGTCCGGGGCCTGGGCCAGCACCGCCACGGCCCGGGAGTAGAGCTGGTCGAGCCGGTCGGCCTCGAGCGCCACGACGTCGGCGGCGGGCTCCCGCGGGGTGCGGCGCAGCGCCCGCTCGACGGCCCGGTGCGCGGTCGACTCGTTCACGCCGAGCTGGCGGCCGATCGCCGCATACGACAGGCCGGTGGCGCGGAGGCGGAGGGCCTGGCCGTCGCGGTCGGCGGTCGCGGCGGCCTGCTCGAGGGAGGCGGGCACTGCGGGCGGCTCCTTGCTGGGACGGGTTGCGATGCGGCATGCCCGGCGGTGGGCTGCGGCACCCATTGAGCCACGGGCGGGGGGCTGGGCGGGGGCGACACGCGTTTAGCGGCTGTTTAGCGCCGCTAAACGGCTAAACAGTGCGGTGACCAAGTATCTCCGGCGCTATATACCGCGCGCACGCGAGGGCGGTCACGGTGGGTGATGACGCTCGCCCGAATTCTGGCCGTGACGTAGGGGGTGTTTGGCGGCTGTGGGGCCGCTAAACGGGCGGCTAAACACCGAATCGGGGGTCTGACCTGCGGGGATGCGAGGTGTTTAGCCGTTTAGCCGGATTACCGTTCGGATTCCGGCGGGTCGCGTGTGGGCGCGCGTTACTAAACGGCTAAACACCCCTGGGGTGGGGCTTGGGGGGTTCGGGAGCCGGGGGGCCTGGGGCCGCGCTCGCGGTCGCTCCGTCGGGTGCAGTAGAGCATCGGGGGGCGGCGGGGTGGGGGAGGCGCGCCGGGGCGACTTTCCCGTTCCGGTTGACAGCGGCTAACCGCTGGGGCCAGAGTGGTGCCACGCCCCACCCACGAGGGGTCGGGCACGAGGCGACGGGAGACGCCGACCATGACCACCACCACCACCGCCGCGGCACCCGCGGCGACCGCCCAGCCGGTGCGCACGATCTGGCACCGCAAGCTCCGCCACCAGCGGGCAACCCGCTTCGACCTCGGGACGAACCCGCGGGTGCTCACCGTCGCCACGATCGGCGACCGGGTGGCGGTGTGGGCGGAGCACGACCGGCCAGAGCCCACGGCGGCGCAGATCGCCGCCGGGGAGCAGGCCGACCGCCCGGCCACGATGTGGCTGGTGCCGGTACGCACCGGGGAGCCGGTCCCGCAGGCCGCGACCTACCTCGGCACCGCGCACGACACCTTCGACGGGCGGCCGGTCCACGTGTACGAGGTCGATGAGGTGACCGCGGCCGCGTGGGACAGCGAGGTCGACCTGGCGGAGGTCGAGGCGGCGGCGAACGCGGGTAACGTGACGGTCCTGACGCCGGGGCAGCCGCCCTTCTGACGGTCGCCAGCGACGGCCCGGCCACGACGGCGCGGCGACCGGGCGAGGCCCCTGCCGACTTGGCGACGGCAGGGGCCTCGCCTCATGTCGGCACAACGCCGTACCATCCCGCGACATGACCACCACCACGCACGGTTGCCGCGGGTGCGGCGAACCCGTCCCGCAGGGCCGCGCCTGGCACCGGGACTGTCTCGCGGCCTACCGGGCGTCGACCGACTACCGGACGATCGCGCTCACCCGCGACGGCTTCAACTGCGCCCGCTGCCCCACCTGGTGGAACCGCTTGGTGCTCGCCCACCCCGACCGCCGCCTCGGCCAGCCCGGCGCGGCGGCCCGCCGCTTCCTGCCCGGAGCCCGCAAGGTCGACGTCGACCACATCGACCCGATCGGCGGCACCGGCACGCACGCCCGCACCAACCTGCAGGTGCTGTGCCGCGGCCTGCCGTTCCGGCACCACAAGCGCAAGACACGGCTCGACATCGCCCGACTCAAGGGCATCCGGCCGCGCCGGTCGGCGCTCGCCATCGCCGCCCGCCGGGCCGCGGTCCTCACCGCCCTGCTGGCCGCCGCGGTCGCGGCGAAGCACCAGCTGCTGCACGCCCCCGACCCCGCCGACCGCGCCGACCTGGCGGCGGCCGCCGTCACCTGGGCGAAGTGGACGATCGCCGCGGCCGTCACCGTGGTCGCCTGGCTGAAGTGGCGGGAGTGGCGCGGCCGGATCGTGGACGGCCTGTGGCGCTCCCTGCTGCGCGAGACGGGCGACTCCGACGGACTGCAGGGCAAGCAGCTCCGCGCCCGCAGGTGGCGCTGGCAGCGGGCGATCCACCGCCCGGCCCCGACGTGGGTGCGGCTCACCTACCCGCCGGACTGCCCGGACCACGACCCCGACTGGCAGCAGCGGGTCGAGGACCGCACCCGCACCCGGCTCGGCTGGGCGACGCTGCGCTCGGAGTGGGACACGGCCTGGTCGACGGTCACGATGCAGACACCCGACCCGTTCGTCACCGCCGCGCCGGAGCCGTGGCCGGTGATCGCCGAGCACGGGCCGCGCTCGATCTGGCAGCCGATCCCGCTCATGCGTGACCCGAAGGGCCGCACGATCTCCGCGACGCTGATCGAGCGGAACCTGCTGATCGGCGGGGAGCCGGGGGCGGGGAAGTCGAACGCGGCCGCGATGCCGCTGGCGGCGGCGGCGCTCGACCCGACCGTCCGCCTGTACCTGGTCGACGGGAAGAAGGTCGAGTTCGGCCGCTGGCGGGAGGTCGCCGACCGGATGGTGTTCACCGCCGCGGCCCTCGACCAGCTCCTCAAGGAACTGATCGAGATCATGGACCTGCGGTACGACCTGCTCGAGGCGGAGGGCCGGGTCAAGGTCGAGCAGGACGACGGCACCGAGATCATCTGCGTGTTCGTGGACGAGCTGGCGTTCTTCACGATGGGCGGGGCGAAAGCGGCCCGGGACGCCCGGAACGAGCTGCTCCGCGACCTGATCAGCCGCGGCCGGGCTGCCGGGATCATCGTCGTGCTCGCCACCCAGCGGCCGTCCGCGGACGTCGTCCCCACGATGATCCGCGACATCGTCGGCTACCGCTGGGCGCTGCGCTGCACCACCCCCGCGTCGTCGGACATGGTGCTCGGCGCGGGGTCGGCGTCGGCGGGGTTCACCGCGTCGCGGATCGACCCGCTGGCCCGCGGCGCGGGCTACCTGCTGGCGGAGGGCGGACGGCCGCAGCTCGGCCGGGCGTTCCTGGTCGACCCGGCGGCGGTCGAGCAGCTGGTCGATCGGGCGAAGCGGGTGCGGGGCCTGACCGCCGACGAGCCCGCTGAGCCGGAGGTCAGCGGTCCCACGGGCGGGCCGGTCGACCCGCTGGCGAAGCGGGACGGCGAGGCGGCGTAGCCGCTGGGGGGTCGGCCCGCCGGTCGCGGCCGGGCCGGGTCGCGGCCCGCCGGTCGGCACCAGAGCGCCGCTCTGCGGGCAGGGCGCGGATCCAGTCGGGCCGGTCGATCCGGCCGCGGCGGCGGAGCTCCGCGAGCAGCGGCTGCCCGGGGTCGGGGTCCGGCACGGCGCGGAGGCTGCCGTCCCGTGGTTCGAGGTAGCCGACGCGCCAGGCGACGGCGACGGACTCGGCGGTCGAGCCGGTGCCGCCGAGAGAGCGGGCGGCGCGGACGAGGTGGCTCTTCACGGTGTCGACGGACAGCCACAGGCAGCGGGCGATTTCGGCGCGGGACAGCCCTGCGGCGGCGAGTTCGAGCACCTCGACTTCACGGTGGGTGAGGACGCCGCGGAGGGTGGGGTTGGCGGGCACGGGTCGCATGGTGCAGGACCGGCCGGGGCGGGCCGGGGATCCGCGGGGTGGGCGCGCCGGGCCGGGGGCCTCCCGGGCGGCTTCCGTCTCGCTGCGCTCGCCGGGGTCGCCGCCCGGTGTCGGCCCCCTGGTGCGGGGCCGGGTTGGGTTTGGCGGCCGCGGTTGGGGGGGTTTGGCTCGGCGTCCGGTCGCCCTCGCGCTGGCGCGCTCGTTCTAGTCGCCGAGGGTACCCCTGCGTGTCAAGCCGGGCACGCTGCGGGGTTGCCCGTGGGGGCATACGGGGAGCGGCGGGCGGGGCTGGGGGAGCGGCGGGCGGCCGTCCGTGGAACCGGCCCGCCGGGCGGGCTGTCGCCGCGCCTGGCGCGCTATCGCCGCCCCGGACGGCCCGTCACCCGCGAGCGGGGTGCGCGGCCCGCGTAGGGCCGCACAGCGCCTCAGCCGATCGCGGGCTGTGACGACAGCCGGGCGGGCTCGTCGCCGGGCTGCCCGGGGTCGCGGGCGTCGGCGATGCGGGCGAGGCCGCGGGCGCGCATCTGCTCGAGGCGGGCGGCGCGGGCGTCCTCGACGTCGGCGGCGAGCTCGTCGGCGAGCTGGTCGGCGGCGGGGTGCGCGCCGGTGAGGTAGGCCCGGTACCAGGTGTCGAAGGCGGGGCGGGTGGTGCGCCAGGTGGCTCCGCGGTCGGCGATGCCGCGGAGTTTCTCGCCGGGGAGGCCGCCGGTCTTGAACCACCGTCGGACGGTGACGATGCCGACGCCGCATTCGCGGGCGATGTCTTCGGCGGTGAGGGTGTCGACGGAGTCGGGGGCGGCGGGTTGGGCTTCGATCCAGCGGGCGTAGGCGTCGGCGGGGGTGGTCCAGCCGTGGCGGCCGACTTTGCGGCCGGGGAGTTGGCCTTCGCGGAACCATCTGCGGACGGTGTGGATGTTGACCCCGAGGTCGGCGGCGATTTCTTCAGCTGTGACGGTCGCCGTTGGCACCCTCGTGTCTCCCTGGTTCCGTAGTCGCCCCGTCATGTACCGTAAGCGCGGGTTGTGCGGTCGAGGCCGCACGGTATCCCACGGTGACCGAGATCGGGGAGAGGTGACGCGGTGCAGACGACGGTGGCGCTGCTGGAGCACGCGCAGCGGGTGCATGAGGTGTGGGCGGGGTCGTCGTGGGCGAAGGCGAAGCCGCCTGCGGCGGGCGCGGGTGGGGATCCGCGGAGCGGGTTTCAGGTCGTGTTCTGGATCGCTACGGCGGGGGTGGCGTTGTTCGTGCTGTTCAACCGGAAGCTGGCGGTGATCGGCGGGGCGATCGCGGCGGTGCTGGTGGGCGCGACGCTGGCGTACGGGCCGCAGTCGATGTACCAGTCGGTCGGGACGGGCGGCGGGCATCTGCTGACGGCGATCGCCAGCCACTTCTGATCGTGGACGACGGGCCGGAGCTCGACGGGGCGGGGCAGCTGGAGCTGCTGACGATCACGGGGCTGTGGCGGTTCCCGCGCTACCTGTACCGCTTCATGGACAAGGCGCTCGGGTCGCCGTTGAACCTGCGGCTGGTGGGTTGGTCGCTGCTGGTGGTGCCGCCGGTGTGGCTGCTGTTGGGGCAGCTGCCGGTGGGGTGGCGGGGGCCGGGGGCGGCGGCGCACGTGTTTCTGCCGGGGACGGTCGTGTGGTTGGTGTTGACGAAGGTGGCGTCGGGGGCGAAGCCGTGGGAGGTGGTGTGGGCGTGGGTTCGGATGGTGTGGTGGGCGCGGCGGCGGGCGCGGAGGACGCCGGTCGGGGTGCGGCTGCACAGCAGGAGCCGGGCGTGATGATGGATCGGCAGGCGTTCGCGGACGCGCTCGTCGCATCGGCGGAGAAGCTCGGCTACGACGCGACGGTGCTGGGGCCGGGGACGTTCGTGCTGGGGTCGGCGGACCCGGCGCTGCGGCCGGTGGTGCTGGACGCCGAGGACGACGCCGTGCCGGTGCGGATCGTGCCGGGCGAGCGGGCCTTGCTCGTCGTGCGGCGCCCGGAGTACGGCGCGTGAGCGGGGTGAGGTACGACCGGGCGGTTCTGGTCGATGTGCTGGTGCACCACGGGCGGACCTCGATCAAGGGTTGCTTGTGCGGGTGGGCGAAGTTGGGTGCATCGCATCCGGAGCACGTCGCGGACGTGTACGAGCGGGCGGTCGCCGCGGCGACC